GGTAAATGGTATTAGTCTTGGTGGAACTAATGATATAAATCAAGTATTCAATAATATAATTAATGCAGAAAAAGCTAAAATTATTAATACTCGTATTAATAATGATGGAATTTCTGGTACAGAAACAAAACAAAAAACAAATGCAGATGGTAGTTTATTGTATATTGATGCGGAAACTGGAGAAGAAACCACTGAACCTGAATCTGCTAATGGTACACCAAATGAACCATTAATGGAAACTGAAGAGCAAGAAGATGGACAAGAAGTGGAAAAACAGAGCGAATATTCTGATTATTTATTATTTACTTTAACAGATACTGGAAGAGGTAAATCTAATAAGAAGATTCGTATTACTGCTGATACTGCTACTCGTAGACCTGTTAGATACATTAAATATCAATTGCAGGTAATTGAAGAAGGTGAAGTATTAGAAACGTTATATTTTACCTTTGATCCAATGATTACAGAATATCCATCTGTTAGATCTGAAGTTCCAGTAAATATGGGTATTTATAGTATTATTACTCAAAATTCTTATTTCTTATGCTCTAAATTCTATGATTCTGAATGGTATGAATTTGTTAAAAAGGTGTCTGAAATATCTAAATTAGATGAAGATACAGTAGCACATTGTGATATATTGTTTGGTAAAGATACATTTGATATACCATTAAATGAAATTACAATTAGAAAAGATATAGATTCTATAGATTTTGCTAATCCAGCAGGAACTGGTTTACTTAATGGTGAAAATCCAAATGGTGCATTTGGTGATACTCCTAATGATCCTACTTTACCATGGGATGAAATGAATAAAGAATATTTAGCAAAAACTATAGAAGTATTTGATGGAAGAGCAGCTAACGGTGATGATATTTATGATTTAGATAATACACCTATTTATTGTATATTTGATGCTAATTATCCAGAAGCTGTAAAAGAAACAATTTGTCAATTAGCTGAGTGGCGTGAAGATTTAATGTATTTTAGAGACATCGGTATTGCTCCTACCAATATGGTAGATATTAAAGAAGCTGCAAAATGGTATACTAAATCTAGATTTGCTGCTACTTATATTAATAGCTATGATGTTTTAGAACCATTTTATAGAAAACAAGTTACTGTAACTGTAATGTATGACTTAGTAGTTAAATGGGTATCTCATTTTATTAATGGTGCTAATAGACCATTTGCTGGTATTGCATACGGTGTTACTTTTGAAAACTCTATTGTTCCGGGAACTATTAATTTTAAACCTAAGAGGGTTATGAAGCGTCAAAATAATCTTAATACTTATGATCAAAAGAAATATTTTGATGATTATAGATTAAATTATATTGCGTACTATAATGAAGTCCCTGTAATGGATACAGAATATACTTCACAAGAACAATATACTCAGTTATCTTGGATTAATAATGTAGTATTAGTTCAAAATATTATTCGTGAAATTCGTAGAATGTGTCCTAAGAACAGATATACTTTCTTGGATGGTCAAGATCTTGTTCATTATAAGAAAGACGTTGAAGCTATTATTAATAAATATGCTAGTCTGTTTAAGAGAATTGAAGTTAAATATATTGAGGATACTAACTATCAGCACAATAAGATTTTCTATGCTGCCATTGAAGTTGTATTCCGTGACTTCATTCAGTCTGAAATCTTTAAGATTACTGCAGTTAACGAATAAAGAAAGGAGGACAATTTGACATGGCAACTAAAGATATTACAACCCAAAAAGTAAATTCTATTTTTACACATCAAATGGAACCTCGTGATGTCACTGGATACATGTTATCACGTGGTGTAGCTGACTATTCTAACTTATATCAGTGGAATAACTTTGAAACCGGTTATGCTTTCATGTTCTTATTGAAAATTCCTGATTTCTTAGATAAACTTCGTAATAAAAACGATCAGTACGCTAGATTAATTAATAGCTATTGTCATATCCTTGAATACGATTTTAGATCTCTTGATGGTATTGATAACATGACAGTTGAAACTGGTGACTTAAATGATGGTATTAATACTTTACCAATTATCACAAGAGTAACAGAACAAGCTGGTTCTGCATTCTCTATGAGATATTATGAAAGATCTGGTTCTATTATTACTAAGACTCATGAATTATTCTTACGTGGTGTAAAAGATCCTCGTACTCAAGTTAAGAGATATCATGGATTAATTAAACCTGAAGGTAATTCTGAATTAGAAGCAGGATATGAACATGAGACTTTTGAATTCTTGTATTTCGTAACTGATAACACAGCTACTCAGATTGAAAAAGCTTATTTATTAGTATCTTGCCAACCTACCGATGCTAACTTACAGATGTATAACTACACTAAAGGTGAAATTGCTTGGTCTGAAGTATCAGTTAACTTTAATGGTTATCCTATTACTGGACCTGGTATCACTAAGAAAGCTAAAGAATTCTTAGATTGGGTAAATGAACGTACCATCTTTGATGAAACCAAATTTGGTTATAAAGCTCTCTCTGAAATGCCAAAAGCTGGCGAACATAATGTACGTGCAGATGCTCATCCACGCTCTGCAGAAGCTGAATGGTAAATTAAAATTTAATTCCAGAGTACAGATAACTGTACTCTGGAATTATTTTGTTTACATATTTTCATCTGATGGATTCTTTTTTGCTAACTCTAATTTAGCTCTAACCATACATTTTTCTATAAATCCTGGTGGGAATAATGAACTAATCATATCTTGTTGTAATTGACGTCTTAATTCATTCATTAAATCTGCTTCATTTTGATCATCTACAAATGCACCAGCAACATTAGCAGTTAATCCATTTACTGCATCTACTATCTGACCACTATTTTGTGCATTTAAATATATAGGTGGAGGTAGTTGAACAGTAATAGAATCGTGTTTATCTGTATCTAAATTATATTCATAATTATATATTTTAGATACTATTCTAGAAAATATTTTCTGGGTTTTACCTTGTCTATTATAAATTTTCTGTAAGAATTTAGTATTAGTCATAGTTAAATGTGTAGCATAGTCTACCTGTTGTCTGGATTGAGTAACTTCAAATGGTACATCTGTAGCATTTACAGCCATTTCTTCAAGCATATTCATTAAATCATTTTTAATATCTACTTGTTGTCCTTGGATTACTTCAAAATCTACAGGAGCTTCACCAGATGCCGATCTAGGAATTACCAGATCATTAAATCTACCAACCATATTTAAAACGTTAGACATAGATTCAATTTGTCTCATATTGAAATTAGATCTTTGAATTTGATTGATTACATTCATAAGAGTTCCAGCTATATTTGTATCTACTGTTTGTCTTACGTAATATACTCTCTTATCAAATCCTCTAGTAAGTTGTAATAATACATTTGAAATATATAAACAAGCAAAAAGTTTAGCTGGTAATAATGATCTTAACAATCCAGAAACACCACGTTTAGTTTCAGGATTAAGTTCAAAATAACAATGTTCTATATCTTCTGGTGGAATAAATGTAATTCTCATTTTTGTAATTTTACCAGTAGCATCTACAGAACTATTATATTTAAGAATAGAATAAATTTCTTTTGATAAATCTTGATTAGCATTAATAAAATTTGCTGTTATCTTTTTAGAAATTTCATTTGCTATATTCTTAATAGCAATATATTCATTAGATGAATTTCTGTAAATATCATATCCAGTTTTATAAGCATTACCTGGTCTAATACCACCTATTGTAGATGAATATGTAGTTTGTTCAAGAGAAATCTTTTTATCACATTCAATATAGAAATATCCTAAACATGTATTATCAATGTATAATGGCTTGACCATTTCATGTTCAAGATCTTTAACAATACATCCAGGTATCTTTATACTACCACTTTTAACATTTTCTTTATTTAATAAAGTAACACCATCAGAAGATAATGAGTTTGGGTCTTTTGTGGCTTGTGTAAATTTATCTAATGCTTTTTTATTAAATATACTATTTTCATCATCTGCTTTTTCATTAAAAAATAAAGATGCATTTTCATTCATTATTTTTTCAGTATTAAATCTTTCTTGAATAGCAGATTTAATAATTTTACTTTTATTTATTTCAATCTTAATATTACCAGAATCTCTAATAGTTCCAAGCTCAAAATCTTTAATAGCTTCAGAATATTTCATGGTTTCTGCTAACTTATTGAAGTCTGATGTAGCCTCTTGAATTATTTGTGATGTATCCATTTGAACAGTATCATTTTCAATAATTGATTCTATTAAATCAAATGATTCAACCATATTGGTAGGAGGCATATAATCTGGATTAGTATTATTAAGACTTCCATTTGGATTTTGCATTTTTAATAAAGTTTCTATAGCTCTTTTATATGGTACGATATAAATAAATGCTTCACCATATTTATCTGTAGGTCTATAAACTTTAGTATCTAAAAATTCTTCTAAATTATATTTTTCTTTTAAAGTTTCTATATTAGATTGAATAGATGAAGAATAACTGTCTAAATCTGATGTATTTGTAGATTTAATAACAATAGTATTTTTAGAAAAATGATCTGCAGATAATACATGTTCTCTTCTGGTATCTAAAGCATCATCTAATTTTGGCATGTATTTACACACCATATCTATTTCTCTATCTAATTCTCTTATTAATGAATTTTGAGTATATACTGATAAAATATTATTCATATTATTTCTATCAGATAATGCTTTATTAATATTTTCGATAAGGTTTTTATCGTTATTCTTATTAATATTAAAAAGTTTGGTATATAATACAT